TAGAAGATGAGTACAATACCCTCAAGGTATTCTTTAATGCTTTTGATGGTAGAGAGATTAAGACCATCTTTCACGAGCCGTTAAGCAGAATACACGCAAGGGTGTTTCAACATAAGTATTACATTCCTTGTACCTGTAGCCCTAAAGAGTGGAAGCGTAACATAGATGACCTAAGCAAGATGTATGGACAATACGAAGGTAAGTAGGCTCTTAATGGCTTGGCTCTATACACAAGGACACGAGGTAGTAGACTTCTCATTAGGTAGAGGTCTTACTACTTCTATTGGTGGTAAGGAGTATAAGTTTTGCTTTACAGATGAATACGGAGGTTATAAGGTAGGATACTCTCAAGGGGTGTTTACTTTCTATAATGGAGATAAACTATTAAAAGAAACGAATCTTAATGAGTTTTCTTAAAGGTGACATAGGTGAAGAGCTTTGGGTTAACCACTTGAAAGAGATGGGACACGAAGACCTTGAGACTGCGCCTAAGCGTAAGTTTTATGATTGGGATATAAAAAGTAGTATCAATGGTAAGACCTACACTTTTGAAGTTAAGTATGATTCAAAGGCTTATTGGTGGGCAAAGAGAAGAAAAACCCCAGACAAGCCTAATCTATACATAGAGTTCAAGAACACGAATAAGAATGAAGATTCTGGAATTAAAGCATCAAAGGCTACTTACTACATCTATATGTTAAAAGATGAAGAGAGAGTAGATGCTTATGTATTTGAAAGGGAGGGGCTACTGTCCCACCTATTAAGTGTTACTTACAAGACTGCAGGAAACTCTGCAACAGGTGATAATAACGCTTTAGGGTGGATACCTCCACTTGATAGTCTTGTTACTCAGAAATTTTTTTTACAGAAAGTTTCACTCAAAGTTTGATTGTTAATAATTATGTGTACATTAGCAGAAACTAAAACACATCATTATGTCTACAAAAAGAAAATTCACTTGGCAAGAAGACTTGCTTTATGGTGGTACTATGTTCATCGTTTGTTCAATCGGTATAGCTTTCTGGCTATTTGTCTACGAACTAATAGAGCGCATCTAATGGACTATCTTGACTACGAACTACAACAGTACCAAGAGCAGCAAGAACAATGGTGTGAAAGCTGCGGAGAGTATAGCACGGAAGATTGGCAATGTGATTGCGAAGAAATAATAGAAAGACAAATAGACCTCCAAAAATGATGACACACACAAAAGCACTTATTGATGCTCAGATAGTATTTGAAGAGCCATTGAACGACAAAGAGACGATTGATGCCCTTCTACATATTGATGCGAAGATGTACGCTAATATGGGTACTGATACTTCTAAAGCAGAAAAGGAATCCGTAAGGAGAGCATCCGCATTTATCTACAGGCTTATCAAAGGAATAGATTCAGAGAAGGGTCAGAAGTTTCTTTTAGGAATGGGACTTACAAAATAAATTAATACATTACACCTATGAAACAGATTACGATGCTTAATGGTGAGAGCCATTTACAAGGGTGGCTTGTTGAACAAGCTATCAACGATGACTTCTACTATGGTTATTTGGGTAAGGTAGCTTTCAGCTCCTCCAACCTCAAGAAGTTATTAGATTCTCCAAGAACCTACTACAACCTTATGCAGTATGGAGACGAGACTAATAGCCAAGCTCTAAGAGATGGTCGCTTAATCCACACAATGGTATTAGAGCCAGAGAAGATTGATGAGCTTATCTTCATTGATGTACAAAGCAAGAACACCAAGATATGGAAAGAGGCAAAGGAAAACCACCCTGCTCATTTACTATACACAACAAAAGAGAGAAGGAGTGCCGAGCGTTTAGCAGATGCACTATTTAAGAATCACCAAGCGGTAGAGCTATTGAGAGGTGCGCAGTTTGAAGTACCTGCAGTTGATTACATAGATGGCTACCCATTTAGGGGTAAGGCTGATATCATACAACCTAATGGTACTATCATTGATTTGAAGACTACTGCTGACCTTAGAAACTTTGTCTACTCTGCAAGACACAAATACTCCTACGATGTACAAGCGTATATCTACTGCACTCTATTTGGTGTAGACTACACTAAGTTTAAGTTCTTGGTAATAGATAAGCTCTCTTGTGATGTGGGTATCTATTCTATAAGTGAGGAGTTCTTTGACAAGGGAGAGGAGAAGGTTAAGTACGCCCTTCAGCAATACTTTGACTTCTTTGAGGATAAGCCCTTATTGGACATCCAAGAGATGGTCAACAATTATACTATTGTAGGAGAGTTGTAATGGTAGACTTTAGCGGATTAGGCTTACGAGCCTTAATGATGGAAGTACAAGCAGTACAACAAGAGAACCTTGACAATGGTACTGTCGTACTCACATTAGAAAACATCTATCAAGCTCTTGGCTTCTGCCTACATACTAAAGAGTATTGTGAAAAGCAGATAAGAGAAGCACAAGCGGAGAACGCTAAGTACAAGATGAAGGTCAACGAATTAAAAACAGAACTCAAAGAGGTGAAGACCCAACGAGATAACTTATTAGAGAAGATAGAGATATGAAAGACCTCACAGTAATAGACCAATTCTTAATGGTCAAAGCATTCTGGAAAGAGTTGGAGAGTAAATATTCAATAGGCAAGGGAAGACATAGAGACTATGTAATATGGAGGCACTCCTTTAGTGTTGCCTGTGTAGAGAACACTACACTATCGTTAATGAAGATTGGGGATATAATAAACAAAGACCACGCCTCCATCATACACGCTACGAAGCAGCACGAGATGAACTACCTGTATGATACTGTCTACCAACAGAGATACCTTGAACTAACTGAGGAGCTTAGCGAACTCATAGCGAGATACCAAGAGGTGATGCAAGACAACATAAGCAAACGAGTAGTAAACATACACGGAGAAAAGTCTGTAGAGAATCTATTAGGTGGATACACCAAGCAAATCCAAAGACTAAAGACCAAGCACTCTAACGACACCAACGGACTAAAGAAAGAGATAGAATTTATATCAAGGCAGCTAAAGACTATGAAGGAGCGCAACAAGTTTTTAAATGATGAACTCCTACGGATAAAGAACTTGATATGAAGAAGCACACTAAAATCTATATGGACTACTTCAAGTATGTTCTGGATGACTTCATAGAGTGTGAGGTATGCGGAGCAAGGGCGGTGGACATCCACCACATAGAGAATAGAGGTGCAGGAGGTAGCAAACACAAAGACACGATTGAAAACCTAATGGCAGTATGTAGAGATTGCCACCTATTTCACGGAGAAAGGAAAGAGTCTCTACAATTTTTAAAAGACATACACAACAAGAACCTATGAGATTTATAATTAGACATACCGTAGAGAAGTCATTTGAAACAATAGAAGAGGCAAGGAACTACAGAGACACGATTACAACAGGTGTTACGGTTCTCACAGTAGACCAAGACCCCTTTGGTAAACACTTTGAACAGAACCCAAGTTCAGCAAAAGAGAAATAGGGGAGCGAGGAAAGTTTTTATGTTAGGAGTAGGATAAAGATTAAAATGCTCCCCTAATTATAAAGGGAGGTGGTTGTACTAATAATATTAGTCTTTACTTGGGGAAGTGTCCACCTCCTTTTTAACCCAAAGAGAGGGGCGGTTCACTATAACTAAATCCCGTGTAGGGAAATGCTTATGGTTAATAAACAAGCTGACCCCTCTTTTTAACCTTTAACACCAAAAACACTGAAAATGACACAACGAGAGATACTACTTGAGATGTATGAGAAACTTTGGAACGCAGACAAGGATAAGTTTACTTGGAATGTGATACTGAAGGACACGCTTGAGAAATTAGAAAGCAAAGATGATACAGAACGATAATGTTTATTTAAACAGACTGAATGTCGCTTATTTGCGTCATTAATGAGCGTTTAAGCATATAATGATGGGTTTATCCATCTTCGGGGAAAAGTTCGGGGAAAAGTTCAAGCATATAAAAATAGGCGCACACCAATAATAATAGGCGCAAATTAGAAACCTTTAAAACAAAAGAGAAATGAAAACACCAATGCAGGAGTTGATTGACCAAATGTGGGAAATAGCCAAGTACGGAGACTCTTACGAGGTTGCTCCGTGTATTGAGGCAGCCGAAGCAATGCTTGAGAAAGAGAAAGAGGTGATGGAGTCTGCTTGGCAAGATGGTATGTATGAATGTGACGGAGACGGAACATTTGAAGATTTCTACAAAACCTTTAACACCAAAGAGATATGATAGTATTAGTAATTGTAAGCACTATGTGCTTCTACATAATCAGAAGAGAGAGGATAGCTTACCTTGAGGTAAAGCGTAAGTCTAAGCGATATGATTGATGATATAGTAATGTGCTTAATAGTTCTACTATGGAACGGATACTTAATTTATAAAATGAGAAAAGATGCTTAAAGGATACATCCGAAAGACACGACACATCAAAGCCACAGAAGCCTACTTATCTATGTTAATGATAGACAATGTAAACCTATCAATACAAGCAAGTAGATTTGGATGGACTAATGATATACAGGAAGCGTTGATGAACAACGCCTACTTAATAAGAAAGTACCAACGAAGACTAAGACTAATAAGATTATGAGTGAAGACAACAAGAGTGCTACTGTACTCATCAACCGCAACAACCTTAATAACCTATTTGAGTTATTAGTGCAAGTACACCTAAGAGGACAACTATCAAGAGATGAACAAACATTCATTAAGAACTTCATAGAGCTACCAGATGCTCCTACAAGAGAGAGCAGAGCAGCAAGAAGGTCTAACACTCAAACGATAAAGAAACTCTTTAGAGAAGAAGCTAAGAAACGCAAGGAAGAAGAGTAGGTTAACATACTAAAATAGAATCTTATAGTATGCCGTTTAAAGAAGGACAAGAGAAAAAGGGTGGTAGAGCAAAGGGTCAACCTAATAAGACCACCGCAGAGATTAGAGATGCGTACCAACGCTTAGTAGAGAGCAACCTAAGTAATATGACCTTGTGGTTAGCAGATGTTGCAGCAGACAATCCAGAGAAGGCTATGGACTTAATGCTAAAGCTATCTGAGTATATGATACCCAAGTTAGCGAGGCAAGAGGTTACAGGCGCAGAGGGTAAGGACTTGTTTAAGAACATTACCTTTGAGTTTGGTACACCAATCAACGAAAGAGAAGAGTGAGAATAACAGGGTTCAGTCCACATAAGAAGCAGCAAGAGCTGCTCCACTCCATAATCAATGGTAAGGAAAAATACCACATAGCTTCTATAGGGAGGCAGTTTGGTAAATCTATGATGGGTATGAACCTTGCATTGTATTGGGGCTTCAATGAAGCACCCTGTAAGATACTATGGGTATCTCCTGTGTATCAACAAGCCAATAAAGTACAGAAGGAATTGATGGGGGCTATAGGTGGCTCTGGTATCGTTAAGAGTAACAACTACTCTACTAACGAGCTTGAGCTAAAGAATGGTTCTGTCATTTACTTTAGGTCGGCTGAAAGATATGATAACATACGAGGTATGACCCTTGACTACTCTATCATAGATGAAGCAGCATTTATTAAAGACGATGCTTGGGCAGAGGCTATCAAGCCTACTACTATTGTAAGGGGTAAGAAGGTTCTATTTATCTCTACACCTAAAGGTAAGAATTGGTTCTATGACTTATTCCAATATGGTAAGAGTGAAGACTACCCTAACTACAAAAGCTACACAGGTAGCTCCTATGATACTCCCTTCATAGACATCACCGAGATAGAGGATGCTAAGAGAACAGTTCCAGAGCTTGTATTCAAGCAAGAGTATTTAGCAGAGTTTATAGATGGAGGTGGTGAGGTGTTCACCAACATAGACCTATGTACTTTTGAGAAGTACCCTAATGCTAATGGTAAAGTATTCGCAGGACTTGATATAGGTAAACAAGCTGATTACACCGTACTAACTTTGATGGATGCTAAAGGTAGGGTACTTGAAATCTACAGAGACAATAAGAACCAATGGTCAGTAATGATTAAGGAGGTGCTTGAGAGGGTACGCAAGTGGAACGCTTCTTTATTGGTAGAGGTGAATGGTGTGGGTGACCCAATCTTTGAGCAGCTTAAAAGTCAGTATGCAAATACCCATCCATTTATCACAACGAATAAAAGCAAGGGAGAAATCATTGAGGGGCTTATCTTAGACTTCAATGAGGTGAATGTACATATACCATCAAAAAATCTATTTAGCCACCTCTACAACGAGTTGAGCTATTTTACTTATGAGTATAGCCCAAAGACACGAAGTATTAAATACGGACATCCTACAGGCTTACACGATGACACAGTTATGAGCTTGGCAATAGCCAACTACAATAGAAAGAAGAATAAGACATATGGAACATACGCAGTTAGGTAGAGAGGTAAAGGTTCTATTACCAGAGAGTGCAAGAGAACTTACTATAGAGCAGTACCAAAAGTTCTTAAAGGTTGAAGGAGATGAGACATTCACAATGCTCAAGGCGTTAGAGATATTTGCTAACATACCATTGAAGGTAGCCTATGCAATGAGAGCAGATGACATCCTAAGCATCTCTAACGACATCTTTACTATGATGAGTGTAAAGCATCCACTCGTAAAGAGATTGTCCTTTAGAGGTAAGGAATATGGATTCGTACCAAACCTTGAAGAGATTAGCTTCGGTGAGTATATAGATTTAGATAGCTACCTCTCAGATATGCAAAGCCTACATAAGACTATTGGGGTCTTGTATAGACCCATAACAAAAGAGAAGGGTGACCTATATGAGATAGAACCCTATAGCGGTACAGATGGTTTTTCAGACTTCCCATTGGATGTAGCTTTAGGTGCTACGCTTTTTTTTTATCGTTTAAGCAACAGATTGTTGAAGGATACCCAGACCTCTTTAAAACAGGAGAAGAGCAAGTAGACCTATCAACCTCTGCTAACTTCTCTCGTAAGTGGGGATGGTATGGAAGTGTAGACCACCTTGCAGGTGGGGATGTAGGAAGGTATGATATGATAACCTCATTGCCTTTAGTTCAATGCCTCACTAAGCTCATATACGATAAGGAGAAGTCAGAGGTAGAAAGGATTATGATGAAATCCTAAACACCAATTCAGTTACGAGGTTAACCTTGTATGAGTTCATTTTACGACATTACCACCAAGATACGAGAACACCTTATTTCTAATAAGCAGGTGAACACCGTAACAGAAGGAGACATCTTTGAGGTAGACCTCAATAAGCAGACTATCTTTCCTCTCTCTCACATTATGATAAACAATGTGACCTTCAACGAACATACCATTACCTACAATATGTCCATACTATTTATGGATGTAGCTGATGTGAGTAAGGATGACCCAAGAGACGAGGCAGAAGTATTCTATGGTGTAGACAACAGACAAGACATCCTAAACACTCAACTCCTTGTTGCTAACAAATTGGTAAGCGAACTAAAGAGAGGTGACCTAATGCAAGAGAAGTACCAATTAAATGGTACACCTACTGCTGAACCTTTTGAGGATAGATTTGAAAACCTATTGGTAGGTTGGAACTTAGGATTGTCAATAGACATACCTAACACTATTACACTTTGTCCGTAGTAACAAAGAATACAGAGATGGTACTGCGACAATTCGCAGAGCGTGTTGTTAAGGCAGCAAAGCTAAATCTTGGAGCTACACGAACCATTACTTACAATGATGGTAAGAAGAAGAGAAGAAGACAAGTAAGCACAGGAAAGCTAAAGGATAGCATAGACTACAATCTTACAACAGGAGTACACTTACTTATGTCTTTCACTATGGAAGACTATGGTAAGTATTTAGATGAGGGTGTAAGTGGTACAAAGTATAAAGTGCCTAATGGTAGTAGGTTTGGTTTTGATGGTAGACAACCACCTAAAGGTGACATCTTGAAATGGATGAAAAACAAGAAGGTTAGGTTAAGAGATTTAAAAACAAACTCTTTTAAAAAGTTATCTCAAGATTCAGAGAAGAAACAAAAACAATATGAACAAGCTGCATTCCTAATAAGCAGAAGCATAAAAAGAAAAGGGATACCTAAGAGCGAGTTCTTTCAAGCACCTTTTAGAATGGAGTATGAGAAGCTACCAGAAGAAGTATTGAAAGCAGTATCTATGGATGTAGATGAATTTTTGAAATTTACCAAGCGATGAGTGTAATAGTACCAACAAGTTTAGTAGGGGCAAGAAGCCCCATTTATGTAACTGCTCCTTACTCTGCTCTTGCAGGGTCTTTAACTGATGTGCAGTTTGAAGTATACATATGGGATGGTTCAAGAAGCTCACGCTCTGCCTCACCTGCTTATACATTATTCAGAGATGTCTTTGCAGGAAATGATGTATCCTTTGACCTTGCTCCTATGGTACAAGAGTACCTATCTAATAGCTATACAGGTTTTGACAACACAAGTGTAGGGTATGTACCAGACAAGAGTGTGGTATGGGTACAAGTAGACTACGAGGTGAACTACCAAACCAAAGCAAACCCACCACAAACTATTAACGATACAGGAAGCTCTGAAATCTTTGAGGCTTCTAATGGCTACCATATATTTATAGAGGCAGCAAACAAGGAGGTCAACAAAGGCTTTGCCTCAATCAATGCTCAGAAGTATATTAAAGATTCTGGCAACGAGGTTGTCCCTGTATATCTTGGTAAGTGGGGAGAGGGATACGATATTGTATGGGCTTATAAGGATAGGGTATTAGCAGATGGTGGAACGGTTGAATCATTGTCTTGTGCTAATATCGGTCTTGCTACTATTGAAATACTATCAGATGGTATTGAAAATGTATCTATTGCAGTTACAGAAGCACAACTACAAGGACTACAAGCAGAGGAGCGTATTATGCTTCTACCTTGTGGAGTAACAAACCTTACTGCTTGGTTGGATAGTGTAGGAGAGCCTTTAAACTATAGCAAATACTACGACCTAAGATTAAAGGACAAAGATGGTACGGTGTTAGACACTCGTAGATTCTACCCTACTTGTGAGTCTAAGTTTACGCCAAGCGTAATGCAGTTCATAAACAAGAATGGAGTATGGGAGAGCATCACTTTCTTTAAAAGAAGTGAATCCTCTATNAGCACCTCAACAAATCAATACAGAAGGTCTTTAGGTAGTAGTAGTGCTACAGGGTTCTCCTACGACACGACTGCACATAACTATAAGCGTATTAATACTAATGGTAGAAAGAGCTTTACACTAAACACAGGGTGGGTAGGTGAAGACTATGATGCTATTATGGAGCAGATGCTAATGAGTGAGAGAGTAATGTTAGATGGTTTACCTGTCAATGTCACTACAAACTCAATGACCCTACAGAAGGTTGTTAATGAGAAGACTATCAACTACACAATAGAGGTAGAAGAAGCATTTGATACACGCTATGTATAGAGTACAACTGTATATTGATGGTCAAGAAGCTGACCTATTCCAGAACGAGAGCATAGAGATTAACCTAAGTGTTCAGAACATCAAGGATATCTCTAAGGTCTTTGGTGACTTCACCAATAGCTTTACTATTCCTGCCTCTCCTGCTAACAATAAGATATTCAAGCACTACTACAATGTAGATGTTAGTGGGAGCTTTAACGCTTCTGTTCGTGTTGATGCTTTTATAGAGGTAAACAACAACCTATTTAGAGCAGGTGTTATAGAGCTTGAGAATGTACAACTCAAATCAAATGAACCCTATGCTTATAGTGTGGGATTCTATAGCAATGTAACCTCTTTAAAGGACACCTTTGGTGAGGATACTCTTAATGACCTTGACCTATCTGCACAGAACCACACCTATACAGATTTCAATATAGCCACAGGTCTTAATGCCTATGTTGCAGGTACAGATAGTGCAATTATCTATCCCCTTATCTCACCTGTAGCAAATTGGTATTACAACAGCAAAGCCAGTGACCATTCAGATGCTAACTTGAATTACCACCAAGGTGGAGGTGCAGCCCACATCCACGGAGTATTCTACTACGACTTAAAACCTGCAATCAAGTTGCAGAAGATTATTGATGCTATAGAAGTAAAGTATGGCATTGAGTTTAATAGTGACTTCTTTGATGCTGCTGACTTTGGTAAGTTGTTTATGTGGTGTCATAGAAGAGCAGGGTATATGTTCAAAGACCAACCTAACGGATTTATAGGTGAGCCTATTCTGTTTGTAACAAATACCACAGGAGACTATAACCTTACCACACAGACCTACACAGTAAACGCTATACAGGAATCAGAGTTAAGGATAACATACAATACAGGCTCATCAGACGATTACAAAATTCAAGTATTCATAAACGGATTATTAGCAAATAGCAGAAATCATAGCGGTACTGATTTTGGTACTTTTAATCTTGGGATTCTAAATGTAGGAGACACTATACAGATACGATACTCTACACCCGATACTTGGGATGGTTCAACCATCACATTAAACTCTGCCAACTTTATCATAGAATACTTCTACTTGTCTTCTTGGAATTTAGGAGACGATGTAGCAATAGGAGCTGCACAGACACTATCAACAGATGTTGTAGTAGCTGACCAAATGCCAGAGCAAAAGGTATCAGACTTTATTGGTAGCCTTGTAAGGGCTTTTAATTTAGTCATAGTGCCTACAGGCAATAGCAAGTTTGACATTGAACCTTTAGACGATTGGTATGCAGAAGGCGTTACAAGAGATGTTAACGAATACATTGACACAGAAGAGGTCACTATCAGTAAGCCCTCTCTTTATCGCAGAATCAATTTTAGCTATAATGAGACAGGAGCAATACTTGGAGAGCAGTACAGACTGCAAAACGATATAGGCTATGGAGACCTTAGAGCAGATTTTAACTTTGATGGTGAAGAGTTTAAGTTAGAGGTAGGCTTTGACAATATGCTCTTTGAAAGGTTGTCAGACCAAGATGGAGGAGCGTTAACCACCATAGGTGTAGGTAAGAGTATCACAAGAGAGCTTGAGCCGTATATCGGAAGTCCTTATATTTTCTATGCCGCAGGTAACATAAGAGGTAGCCAATCTTTTAGCTATGTGAATATGGATGGAGACCATTTCCCTTTTGCTGACTTTTGGCAAGTGGGTAATGTAAATAACACAACGGCAGAATCAGTAACCAAGACTTTAAACTTCGGTACAGAGATTGACCCTTACTTACTGCAAGGCTTTAATCAAGGGTTGTACAAGACTTATTGGGAGGATTACATTACAGACTTATATACTCCAAGCAGACGAGTATTCCAATACAAGGGACAACTACCATTAGGTTTAATGTTAGCGTTGAGAATCAACGACAAGTTGACGATAGGTGAAAGAAACTACCTCATCAACCAAATGAAGTTAAACCTTACCACAGGAGAAACACAATTAGAACTACTCAACGATGTTAAGTAAGTTAGGTTATCTTATAAAGGCTCTCAAGGAGACTAATGAAAAGGATGAGGACATTAATACTGCTAAAGGCAAGTATCAATATCCAAGAACCCTTAAAGAAGCGATAGGCAAATGGCAATAGAGAAGAACATAGTAATAGGTGCAGACCTTTCTGGTCTTGAAACTAAATTAGGTGAGTTAATTGACTTGCTTAAAACCTCTCAAGAACAAGCTAATAAGACTTCTGACCAACTTAATGATATCAACGAGAAGGTTGATAACATAGGCAAGAACTCAAAGAGTAGCACTAAATCCGTAGGCGGTCTTGCTAAAGGCTTTAAAGGAATGGGTGTGGCTATTAAAGCCGCAGGTATTGGACTGCTACTTGCAGCTATGGACATACTAAAGGAGTTATTTGACAATAACCAGAAGACCGTAGACTTTTTTAATACCACATTTAACACCCTACAAGTAGCCTTTAGTGATTTCGCTAAATGGGTAGAATCAAACACAAGTACATTCACAGGATTCTTTAAAGCAATCTTTGAAAACCCTAAAGAGAGTTTGCTTGAGTTGGGTAAAGTATTGCAAGAAGGTATTGTTGCCCGATTTGAGCAACTACTGGAAGTGCTTGGATATGTAGGTAAGGCAATGTTGGCAGTTGTAAAGGGAGACTTTATGGGTGCAATGGATGCTATGAAGGAAGCAGGTAAGCAATCTGCTGATGTCCTTACAGGTGTAGATGGCTCTTTTGAGGCGGTCAAAGAGACAATTAAAAATACTGTTAAAGCCGTTGTCAACTACACTAAAGAGACTGTTAAGCAAGGTGCGGCAATGACCGAGAGCAATAAAGCCGCAGAGATTGCTGAGGTGTTAATGCAAGGCTTGATTGAGAAGTATGACCTACAAGCTGAGAAACTAAGACAAGTAAGAGATGAAGAACGCAATACCATTGCGGATAGGATTAAGGCTAATGAAGATTTAAAGGGTGTGTTAGATGAGCAGGAAGCAGCAATGCTTGGTAATGCTCAAACTATATTAGCTGCTAAAGCAAAGCAACTTGAATTAGACAAGGATAACATAGAGTTCCAAAAGGAATACATAGCAGCTCAAAATGAGTTGGTAGGAGTAGAGGCACAAG